TCATCTTGACCCGACCCGCAGTCGAAGCCGGTGGCGAGCGCATGGGCTTTCTGCCGGGCGAGAAAGAGCAGAAATTCGACCCTTACTTCGATCCGTTCCGTGAAGTGCTCGAAGAACGCCTGGGCACGTCGTTCGTGGGATACCTGATCAAAGAGGGCCGCATCAAGTGTGAGCCGTTCGCGTACATGCGCGGCAAGACCTTCAAAAACGCTTTCGTGATCCTGGACGAAGCGCAGAACGCCAGCATGGAGCAATTCAAACTGTTCCTGACCCGCATTGGCGAAGATGCGACCGTGGTCATCAACGGCGACGAAACCCAGGCTGACGTGCGCAACTCGGGCCTGCTCGAAACCGCATCGCGTCTGCTGCACATCAGTGGCGTGAAGGTGATCAAGTTCGGCAAGAAAGACATCGTCCGCTCCGGGTTGGTCGCAGAAGTTGTGGCTGCATTCGAAGAGAAAACGCATCGTATCAATCCGGTGCTGCTGTAATAGAATCAGGTGAAGCAGGGCTGAATCCCGGTCCTGTTTCACTTGGGGTGGCACTTGGGGGTGCCGACCCTCTTCTATAAGTTAATAACTACAATACAAACATAACATAACAAGTAATAAGTATTTAGCGAAGGGTGGCAAACCCCAAGCTCCACCCCAAGTCGTCGGAGAAAACAAAATGAGCATCGACCGAATTTACGGGCCATTCTTCGGCTCGTCACTGACTCGGGATGAATGCGAAGCCTTTGCGATCGCTCGCATCGACAACAAGCTCTTGTCCAAAGAAGCTGAACTGTACGGCACCAAATGGTTCGACTATCGTCCTCTGCATCCCACGATGGCCACGTACTTGATGACGCACCATTACAACCGGGCTTATGGCGCCTTCATGAAAGAAACGCTTGACTACAAAAAGCGATTCATGGCCGCATTCAAAGGTAAAGACGTGATGATGGCGCGAGAGGCCAAGTCTTTCTGGCGCCTTCGTCAACGTATCGACCAACTCGGGATTCGCTATGACTTTTTTTGCCAAGAGGCGATGAAGTGGTGCGCGAACAACGGGTGGCGTCAACCACCGCGGCCGGCGCATGTCTCGACAAACGATGACCTGATCATCTACGTCATGAACAGGTGGCACGAAGAGTGTCAGGCAAAGATACAATGGGCGATCAATCCACGCTACACGGCATCGCAATTCGTCGGCGCGGCTGATCAGATCGATTATGAGAGGCATCTTGCCGAAACAATCATGAAGCGACCGCATCCAAAATACGCCCTGCATGCGGCGTTGTACCTGTACGACGCGGTACGTATTGAGACGGCAATTCGTTCCTTCCCCACAACGGCATTAGAAGCCGCAATCGACTTGTGCTTGGCAGAACAGTTCAGTCAGAACTGATTGAGCTATAATTCGACCATCTGTGAGAAGTTCACACCGAAACCCTGGAGATTCTAATGAACACCCTGCAACACACCGGCCGCGCCACGCATGCCGACATTGAGCGTCAAACCCAAATTGAAGAAATGCGCCGCCTTGGCGAAGGTCGTCAAGGCGAAGGTATTCGCCGCACCCTGTCCCTGTCACCGAGTGGGAACACCAATTACAACGGCCAGGCGCGTCGCCCACAAAGCCCCAAGGGCAAACCTGCCGGGAAACCTGTCGTCGGTCACGAAGCCTTTCTGCGCGCCCTGAGCCACTCTGGCGCCAACGTGGTTCTCGAAAAAATCTCGTCGGGCAACACGTACCAGGGCCAACTCAAGCACAGCGACGCCTACACCGTCACGATGCTGGTCACCTCCGTCAAGCACAACAACAACGATGTGTTTGAATCGGTCCCGCCGTTCGAGCGCGTCATCTACAAGCACGACATTAGCGAGTTCTACACGACCACCGCACGCCCAGCCGAGGCGCGCGCATGACTGACGTAGCAGTAGCTCACGCCGAGGCAGAAGTTGTTGCTCTTGTGGCTGGCGCTATGCATGGTGCATCTGTAGGACCGGCACACAGCGCGTCGAGCGCACCGGTTGCAATCGGCACTGACGGCGACAAGTACGAGTTCGACGACGAGTTTCAGTCGAAGGTGGCAGTGCATGCGGTGCGCAACCTGGACTTCATGCGCAAGGCCGGTCACCTCGTCAAGCCAGAATACTTCGACAACGCCGGTGAAGCGGCGATGGTCAATATCTCCATGCGGTACTACGAAAAGCATGGCAGCGTACCGACCCCGGTCATGGCCAAGGAGATGTTGAAAGAAGACATCACCAACAAGATCATTCGCTCTGACATTCGGCCGGCAGCGGTCGAAGCATTCAAAGCGGTCTATGGCGCCGAAGCTGACCTGTCAGACGGTGACGCAATCGCTGAACGTGTCGCTGAGTTCGCGCGCCACCAGGCAGTGCAAGCGACCATTCTCGAATCAGTGGATCTGCTCGAGAAACGCCAGTGGGACAAGATCGAATCGAAGATGCAAGCTGCCGTGGCGGTCGGTCTGAATACCGACGGCGACGAGTACGACTACTACGCCAAGATCGACGAGCGTACCAGCAAGCGCAACGACCGCAAGATGGGCATTCTGCCACCGACCGGCATCACGACAGGGCATCGCGAACTAGACGACCTGCTGTATCACAAGGGATGGGGGCGCAAAGAGCTTTCAATCATCCTGGGCGGGGCCAAGTCGGGCAAGACGACCGCACTGATCAACTTCGCAAAGGCAGCGTCTCTGGCCGGCTACAACGTCATGTACGTCAGTTGCGAAGTCTCGGCCGACATCATTTCGGAACGTCTGGACGCAACCATGTCCGACACCGAAGTCAAGAAGCTGATGGACAACATGCACAGCGTCGCCGGCAAGATCAAGGCGTTGATGCCCAAATCGGGCGCGCTCAAGATTCATACGTACCCATCGGGCACCCTGACGCCGAACCAGTTGCGCGCGCTGATCCAGCGTTACAAGAGTCCAAAACTGCAGATGGACGGCACATTGCGCCCGGCGATCAAGTTCGATCTGATCGTCACCGACTATGCAGACATCATGGCGCCGAACCACCGCGTCAACGATGCCATCGAGAACAGCAAGAGCGTCTACCTGGACCTGCGCGCCATCGCATTCGAAGAGGATGCAGCGGTGCTGTCAGCGACCCAATCGAACCGGGAAGGCTTCAAATCTGCTGTCGTCAAAGCCGAACACGTTGCAGAAGATTTCAACAAGGTCCGCACTGTCGACATTATGATTTCAATCAACGTGACCGACGAAGAACGCGCGAACGGTGAAGCGCGTTTGTATTTTGCAGCGTCACGAAACCAAGAGGGTGGCTTTACCATCTTCATCAAACAAGAACTGTCGAAAATGAAATTCATTTCTGGCATTGTTCGCATCGAATAGGGTATGACATGAACGCATTGAAAACTGTAGGCTACCGTCTGTTGCTGGCGAATGGTGAACCCATCGCCGGCATGTTCTTCCCGACTCCAATCATTGACCGTGAAACCGGCACAGTGCTGCCTAACCAGCAAGAGGCGGTACTGCGCACCGAGGCAGAAGATGCCATTGAAATTCTGCAAACGCAGTTGTCAGCAATACCTGACGCCGAAGAGTGGCAAGTGCAAGTGCAGAATTTGCGCAGTGCGCTCGAAGACAAGAACAACGAAGTCAATTCGTGGCGCAGCGTTGCCTCGCAAGTGAGTCTGCGCGAAGCGTACGAGTGGAAGCTGCTCTACAACATGGCGATCGTTCTCGGCATCGACACCGAACTGGCCAAGCAAGAGCATGACCATTCTCTGACTCAAGAAGAGCAGGCCGGCTACATTCACGCGGCGGTCATCGAAAAGATCAAGCGCCGTACCGGTAGTCGTCTGGTTCGCGCCTGGCGTGTTCTGATCGGAAAGGACTGACATGAGCGGCGCAGCATTTCCTCTCAATCCAGTGGTCGAGCAAATGCGGCAGTTGAAGATCGACCGCGCCGCGCGCATCGTCGAAAAGGGACTGCTGATTGGCCTGGGTCTTGAAAAGGCGCGCCGCTTTGTCAACCAGCATGGCGTTCGAACCCGCGTCATCATGAAAGATGGCGTGGCGCGCTTGGTGACGCAAGACGTTCGCCTTGACCGCATCAACGTGCATGTCGTCGACAACAAGGTGGAGCATGCGTATGTTGGTTGAACCGGGCGTCTACAAGTGGCAATGGTGGATCACAGCGAACATGATGTTTACCATCATGCTTGCCAACGAACTGTGGTCAAACAATCTGGCCAACGGTGAGCGCAAGTACAACCTGTTCTCTGCCGGCTGGTACGAGCGCGACGATGCGCCCGGCGTGCGCATCTACAGCCTGATCTTCTTCTGGCTGTCAATCCGATTGGGTATTCGAAAAGGCAAGTAATGACCACCGCACATATCAGCTACCGGGCCGCAAACAGTGAATTACAGGAAGCGCTCGAACTGGTGGATATGGAAGCCTGGCTTGATCGTGAAGGGATTGAATACAAGCTCAACCGTGGCAGTCGCGGTCTGCAACTGAACGTTCAGGAATGCCCCGTTTGCGGCAGTAGCAAGTGGAAGGTGTACCTGAACGCCGAAAACGGTTTGGGCAACTGCTTTGACGGCGACTGCGAAGTCAAGTTCAACAAGTGGAAATTCATATCCGCCCACCTCGGGACGCCGCACCGCGACACCATCGAACACATCAAGCAGGTTGCCAAGGAACAGGGATGGCGACCACCTCGAGCCAAAGAGATCGCCACCACCAGCACAGGCGAAGTCAAGATGCCTGAATCAATCGCCCTGCCGCACAACGGGCGCAACCTGAAATACCTGGATGCACGCGGCATCACCAGCGCCATCGCCTCATACTTCGAACTGCGCTACTCGCACGCCGGCAGGTACGCGTACAACGACGGCGGCAAAACCAAGCTGCAGGATTACGCCAACCGAGTGCTGATCCCAATCTTCGACCTCGAAGGCGAACTGGTCACCTTTCAAGGTCGCGACACCACCGGCACGTCCGATCGCAAGTACCTGTTCCCGCCAGGGTTGACCAGTACCGGTGCGCACCTGTACAACGGCCACAACGCCTGGGGCGCCGAACATATCTGCCTGGGCGAAGGCGTGTTCGACGTTGCAGCCATCAAGATCGCGCTGGACGAAGATGTCACGCTTCGCAACGTGGTAGCGGTCGGCACGTTCGGCAAGCACCTGTCGCATGGCGACGACGCGAGTCAGTTCTCCAAGCTGCTGGCGCTGAAACAACGTGGCTTGAAGACGATCACGATCATGTGGGACGGTGAAGACCGAGCCATCGATGACGCCATCAAGACCGGGCTTCTGCTCTTGACGGTCGGCTTCAAGGTGCGCATCGCCATACTGCCGCAAGACAAAGACCCAAACGAAGTACCGCCAAGCGTGGTGCGCGACGCATTCAACAAAGCGATCAACCTGACACCGGCGACCGCTGTTCGCCTCAAGCTGAAAAAGCGATAGGCGATTATTTCAGTCAGTAATGACTTGTAGCTCCTGGGTCAGCATCGTATGATAGATGCATCGAGAAATTAAACGCGCGAAGTGCGCACGAGCAAATGAGCCAATATCAAATCGTCGCCAATTACCTGGAGCATTCAGGTGGCACAAAGTTCTATGAAACGATTCAAATTAGCGACATCACGAGCAAAACCACGGTGTTGATGAAGCGTTACGGGTCAATCGCATCCAAAGGTGTCGGCGGTGGTCAAATTATTCCAATGTTCGCCTCTTTCACCACTTGCGATGACGAGCGTGAGAAAATTATCAAAGACAAGATGCGCAGGAAGAAAGATGGCCAGTATTACCACGCAACAGCGCCATTTTCTCTGAACATTCACACGTCGGGCGTATCAAACCCCGACCCCGCTGGCGTAGTCACAGTTTCAGCCGATCGCTTGATGACTCTGGTCAAGGATCACTACCCGGCAGATCACGCGAAGGCAATCATCACCCGGTTCGATCTTGAGAACCCGGCTGACGAATTGAATGAGCCAGATTACAACATCATCGACGAGCAGCCGGAAGACGACACGCCGCGCGATGCAAGTTGGGGAGCATGGTAATGACAAAAAGCGCCATCGAAGAAATGGTTGAGCGACTGCCGGCGCAAACGCAAGATGCTTTGCGTCGCGGGATGCTGTGGAACATTCGCTGCGCGATCAACTACGCGAAGCGCGAAAAGCAAGAGCAAATGCACCTGGAAGAGTTTGTCCAAGAAATCGAAGCACAAGCCCCGGAGTGGGGCGCATTTTAGGAGAAGAAGTGAACAACGAACCAATCATTCACGACAAGCCGCATCTGATCGAGGCGTCAGCCCGCCCGGACAATGCGTACTACTTGCGTCACTGCCCGATCGTCGAGCGCGGACCAGCGTACGCATCGTGCCTGAGTCGCATTGCCGACATCACGGCAGGTCGCGTCAACGAGCGCACGGCGCAATGTGAGCGCGCATACGCAAGCAATGCGTGTATCTCAAAAGGCATGCGCGAACAAGAAACCCTCGCCGGCAGCGCCCTGTTCTACTTTCCACGCCCTGCGGGAAAACCATTCTTGCCCGTCGCGGTCGCGGGTGACTTTGGGGTCATGATCACTAACCATACCGACCCGGCCCTATACATGCCGGTCAAGAGCGCGCCAAAGCCCAAGGTCACCGTCGTTGACACTGGTAGCTTTG